AATCGTGATAATCCATCAACTCTCAATCCTCAGATTGATGAGTATTTTATGTACACACCTGCACCAGCATATCCATCAAATCTTGCAACAGGTGGTGGTGGAAGTAAAGGGATTAAAATTGCAAAAGATGCGATCACATATTGCACATCTGGTTTAATAGATCGAAATCGTGGTAGTGTTTTATCATATTTACATAAGGCAATTAAAGGATTAAATCAATTAAGAATGATTGAGGATAGTCTTGTAATTTATAGATTATCAAGGGCACCAGAAAGAAGAATATTTTATATTGACGTTGGTAATCTTCCAAAGATAAAGGCGGAACAATATCTAAAAGAAGTGATGTATCGTTATCGTAATAAGTTAACTTACAATGCACAGACAGGTGAAGTCCGTGATGATCGTAAGTTTATGTCAATGATGGAAGATTTCTGGTTACCAAGAAGAGAAGGTGGTAGGGGAACTGAAATCACAACTTTACCTGGTGGTCAAAATTTAGGGGAACTTTCAGATATTGAATACTTCCAGAAAAAATTATATCGTGCATTAGCTGTTCCAGAATCACGTATTGCATCTGATGGTGGATTTAACTTGGGTCGTTCATCTGAGATATTAAGAGATGAACTTAAGTTTGCAAAGTTTGTTGGACGTTTGAGAAAGAGATTTGCTCAGATGTTTAATGATATGTTAAAGACTCAATTGCTACTTAAAAATATAATTACACCTGAAGATTGGGAATCTATCAGAGAACATATCCAGTATGATTTCTTGTATGATAATCAGTTCGCAGAACTTAAAGAATCAGAATTAATGAATGAAAGACTTGCAACTCTGGCAACAATCGAACCTTATGTAGGTAAGTATTATTCAAATGATTTTGTAAGAAGAAAAGTATTACGTCAGACTGATAGTGAGATCATCGAAATTGATGAACAGATCGAACAAGAAATTAAAGATGGTATCATTCCAGATCCAAATGCAGTAGATCCAATTACAGGAGAACCACTCGAAGGTGGTGGTGAAGATTTAGGTGATGTTCCACAAGAACCAGACCTAGAAAAATCTGCTGCGGTAACTGATGCACAGTTAAGTAAAGATACCAAAACGGCGGAGATATAAATACATTATAACGTTATAACTAAAATATGGACGACATCATCGATTTGATAGCAACAGATTCTGCTGCTTCCGAGGTTACTGACAAACTCAAAGATATTCTTTTTACAAAATCTGCCGAAAGAATAGAGGGTCAGAGACCGAATGTTTCTGCATCTATGTTTGATGAACCAGAATATGAAGTGGAAGAGGAACCTGAAACAGAAGAGGAAACAGAGTAATGGTAATTAAACCACTTAGTCTTGGTAAAGATCTTAAGACTGCATCTGCTGATTTAGATTCTGCAAGATTAATATCAATCATTAATACAAATGCCGTGGCAATAAAAGTAGTTGTTGCAGGAACTGCAACTTCTGAACTTCATATGGCAGGAGGAGAAAGACTTTCTGTCGAAAAAGATATTGGTGCAAATGTTACAGTAGAATTAGCAGCAGGTGGTGCGGTTAATGCTGCAACGGTATTTGGTTCTCAGATAGCATTCACAAACTAGAACAATGAAACTAATCACAGAAGAAATTTCAACCGTTAAATTTATCACCGAAGGAAAAGGTGCTAAAAAGAAAATGTATATTGAGGGTGTTTTCCTACAAGGTGACATCAAAAATCGTAATGGTAGAATGTATCCAGTAAATACTCTTGCAAAAGAGGTTGGTAGATACAATGAATCTTTTGTAAAGAAAGGTCGTGCACTCGGTGAACTTGGACATCCAGACGGACCGACAGTAAACTTAGATCGTGTTTCTCATAAGATTACATCACTTCGTCAGGAAGGAAATAATTTTGTGGGCAAGGCACAACTTCTTGATACACCAATGGGTAAGATTGCAAAGTCACTTATTGGTGAAGGTGTAACACTCGGAGTCTCGTCTCGTGGTGTTGGATCTTTAAAAGAAAGTGGAAATGGGTGCAAAGTAGTTGGTGAAGATTTTATGTTAGCAACTGCTGCAGATATTGTTGCTGATCCATCTGCTCCTGATGCATTTGTGTCTGGAATTATGGAAGGAAAAGAGTGGGTTTGGGAAGGAGGAATTCTTCGTGAACAACAAGCAACAATCACAAAAAAGAGAATTAACACTCTTGTAGATCAAGGTAGATTAGAAGAGCATAAACTTAACTTGTTTACTGATTTCTTATCAAATCTATAAGTTCTATAAATAATAACAGACTAATATCCGACGGTAACAATTTACACAACATGGAAAACGTAGTAACCAAAGGAGCTAAACCTGCAGAACCAATGCAGAAGCTTACCACAGGTGGAACACCACCAACAGTAGAAGACCTAGGAGGTCCTACACCAGAAAATTACAAACCAGATGACGACTCAGCAAAACTCAAAGATGCTGGTGCGATCCTCAAGCAAGTTAAAGACATCGTAAACAAAGGTGCTAAACCTGCAGAGCCTATGAAATCATCAGGCATGAAAGAGGAAGAAGAGGTCGAAGGTGAAGTAGTTGCTGAAGATGAGCAATCTACTGAAGATGTTGTTTCTGAAGAAGAAACTACAACCGATGAAGTGGTATCAGAAGAAGAAACCACAGAAGAGGAAGTTGTTGCTGAAGAGGAGCAGACAGAGGAAGAGGTTGTTACCGAAACCATAGTCAATGTAGACGAAGATATCGAGGCACTCTTAGAAGGAGAAGAACTATCTGAAGAGTTCCAAGAGAAAGCAAAAACAATCTTCGAAGCTGCTATTAGATCTAAAATCGCAGAAGTTAAATCAGAACTTCAAGAGCAATACGAAGCAACTATTGTAGAAGAAGTTGCTACAGTAAAAGCAGAATTAACAGAAAGACTCGACGCATACCTTGAGTATGTTGCCGATGAATGGATGTCCGAAAATCAACTTGCAGTTGAAGCAGGACTAAAAACTGAAATGACAGAATCATTCCTTGAAGGAATGAAGACACTTTTTGAAGAACATTATGTAACTATTCCTGAAGAAAAATACAATGTACTCGATAGTATGGTAGATAAACTTGATGAAATGGAAGGAAAACTCAACGAGCAAATCAATAAAAACATCGCTCTTACAAAGAGATTATCAGAATCTACTTCTGATGTAATCTTTGCAGATGTCACTGAAGGTCTTGCTGTAACACAGAAAGACAAGTTGGCAAAACTTGCAGAGAATGTTGAGTTTGATAGTGAAGACGCATACCGTGAGAAATTAGTAACATTAAGGGAGTCTTATTTCCCAACTAATGGAACTACTGTTCAAAGGAACGAAACTGAGACGTTAACTGAAGGTACAGAAACAGGTCATCAAGAACCAGCAGTCACTGGATTGATGGAATCTTACCTTAAGACTCTAGGAAGATCAGTTCCTAAAAAATGATTTTTATATCATAAATTCAAACTAAACTTTTAAAGAGGTAAATTTCAAATGAGAGCTCCAATTAATCACGAGCATCTTCAGGAGAAGTGGGCACCATTACTTGATTACGATGGACTAGATCCAATCAAGGATAATCACAAGAGAATGGTTACCGCACAACTTTTGGAGAACCAAGAGACAGCAATTAGAGAAGAAAGAGAATTTCTTTCCGAAGCATCACCAACACAAAATACAGGTTCAAGTGGTACAACAGCAGGTTTCTCTGCTGGAGCAGACTCACCTGTAGCAGGTTTCGACCCTGTTCTCATCAGTTTAATCCGTCGTTCAATGCCTAACTTGGTCGCATATGACCTAGCAGGTGTTCAACCAATGACTGGTCCTACTGGATTGATCTTTGCAATGAGATCTAAGTTCACTCAAATGGACGGAACAGAGGCACTATTTAACGAAGCAGACACAGCATTCTCTGGTAGAGGTGCAACTGGCACAGATATCGGTTCAGGATATGCTACTGGTTCTGACGGTTCAACTGTTGGTTTTGGTACAACTACACAAAAACCAGCATTATCAGGTGGAGTATCAGTTGGAAACCCTGGATTACTCAACCCAACATCAGGATCTCCTGCTAACCAACTTGCTTATAACGTTGGTCAGGGTATGGATACCGAGAAGTCTGAAGCACTCGGAACAAGTGGATCTCCAGCCTTCAACGAAATGGCATTCTCAATCGAGAAGGTCACCGTTACTGCGAAATCCAGAGCACTAAAGGCAGAGTACAGTTTAGAACTTGCTCAAGACCTTAAGGCAATTCACGGTCTAAACGCAGAAGCAGAATTAGCAAACATTCTCTCAACAGAGATTCTTGCTGAGATCAACAGAGAAGTTATTAGAACTATCTACAAAACTGCAGAAGCAGGTGCTGCTACTAACGTTGCTTCAGCGGGTACATTCGATCTTGATACCGACTCAAATGGTAGGTGGTCAGTTGAGAAGTTCAAGGGACTTATCTTCCAGATCGAAAGAGACGCAAACCGAATCGCACAGAGAACTCGTAGAGGAAAGGGTAACATGATCCTTTGTTCTGCTGACGTTGCTTCTGCACTTACAATGGCAGGTGTATTGGATTACACTCCAGCACTTAATGCTAATCTTAACGTTGATGACACAGGCAACACATTTGCTGGTGTTCTTCAAGGTAAGTACAGAGTATACATCGACCCATTCTCTGCTAACTCACCAGCAGCTCCAGGTAATCAGTACTATGTTGTAGGATACAAAGGTACTTCACCATATGACGCAGGATTATTCTACTGCCCATATGTACCACTACAGATGGTACGTGCTGTCGGAGAAAACAGCTTCCAGCCAAAAATCGGCTTTAAGACTCGTTACGGTATCGTTGCAAACCCATTTGCAGAAGGTACTA